AAGGAAGCAATCGTAGATTCAGACGATGATATATCAGCAGATAGACTTAAAAATGCAGCAGCTACTAAAAAACTAGCTATATTTGACGCATTTGAAATACTTAACAGAATCCAAGAAGAAGAAAACTTGCTTGAGGGAAAAACACTTGAAAAGACAAAGGAAAAAGTCTTTAAAGGATTCGCAGAAGGTAGATCTAAGTAATGTACGAGCAAAGTTTAGTTAAAGTAATAGAACCTATTAAAAAGACAACTATAAGTCGTCTTAACAAATCTAAAAAATGGAAATATGGATATGATAAAGAACATGATATCATTGTTATCTCAAAAAGTGGAAAAATTGGTAAAGTGGTTGAAATACAAAATCTGCGTATTGGCTTGCCGTTGGAACCAAAAGGAGTGTACGTGCACCCCAAAAACAAATGGGTAAAATTAGAATATCCAAAAGAATTAGATAGGTTAAAAAATATATTTGATTGGAGAAATTATCCAGAAGACCAAAAAGAACAATGGTTTGATTATATAGACGAGGAGTTTAAAAGACGAGAAGAAGGTTTTTGGTTTACTAATAACGGTAAAGCAACTTGGATAACAGGCACACATTACATGTATCTTCAATGGAGTAAAATAGATGTAGGTGCTCCAGATTTTAGAGAAGCAAATAGACTATTTTATATATTTTGGGAAGCTTGTAAAGCAGATAAACGGTGTTACGGTATGTGTTATCTAAAGAACAGAAGATCAGGGTTTTCGTTCATGTCATCTGCAGAAACAGTTAACTTAGCCACTCTTGCAAGTGATAGTAGATATGGTATACTATCTAAAACTGGATCAGATGCAAAAAAGATGTTTACAGATAAAGTTGTACCTATATCAATTAATTATCCTTTCTTTTTTAAACCTATCCAAGATGGTATGGATCGTCCTAAATCCGAACTTGCTTATAGAGTACCTGCTAGTAAGTTTACGAGAAAAAAAATAACAGCTAACGAAAAGCTGGAAGATATACAAGGGTTGGATACAACTATTGATTGGAAAAATACAGGTGATAATAGTTATGATGGTGAAAAACTAGCTTTATTAGTACATGATGAAAGTGGTAAATGGGAAAGACCTGATAATATATTAAACAATTGGCGTGTTACAAAAACATGTTTACGATTAGGTAGTAGAATAGTTGGTAAGTGTATGATGGGATCAACATCAAACGCTTTAGATAAAGGAGGCGATAACTTTAAAAAATTATATAATGCATCAGATGTCACTAAGCGAAATAGAAATGGTCAGACAAAATCTGGTCTATACTCTTTGTTTATCCCAATGGAATGGAACTACGAAGGATTTATTGACGAGTACGGAGTTCCAGTATTCATTACTCCTGACACAGATGTGCTTGCCCCAGACGGTGAACTAATAGATATAGGTGTAATAGATAACTGGCAAAACGAAGCTGACGGTTTAAGAGATGACCAAGATGCTTTAAATGAATTTTACCGCCAGTTTCCACGAACTACAGAACATGCGTTTAGAGATGAGACTAAAAACAGTATTTTTAATCTTGTTAAACTATACGAACAAATAGATTATAACGAAGAAATGTCAAGAACTCTAGGAATTACTAAAGGTAATTTTCAGTGGGTTAATGGTATAAAAGATTCTCAAGTAATATTCTACCCAGATCCAAAAGGTAGGTTTAAACTTAGCTGGGTTCCACCTCAGCAATTACAGAATAGAGTGGTACTTAAAAACGGTATAAAATATCCTGGTAATGAACACATGGGAGCATTTGGTTGTGACTCTTATGATATATCAGGAACTGTAGATGGAGAAGGTTCTAAAGGAGCATTACACGGCTTAACCAGGTTTAGTATGGAGGACGCTCCTGCGAATAGCTTTTTTTTAGAATACTTATCAAGACCACCTACAGCTGAAATATTTTTTGAAGACGTTTTAATGGCATTAGTATTTTATGGTATGCCTTTACTTGCTGAAAATAATAAACCTAGATTATTATACTATTTAAGACGTAGAGGTTACAGAGGATTTAGTATGAATAGACCTGATAAGATATGGAATAAATTATCTGTAGCAGAAAAAGAAGTAGGTGGAATACCTAACTCAAGTGAAGACATAAAACAAGCTCATGCAGCAGCTATTGAAATGTATATTCAAGATCATGTAGGCATGAAGCAAGATGGAACGTTTGGAGATTTATACTTTAATGATTTATTAAATGATTGGAGTAGATTCGATATAAACAAAAGAACAAAGTTTGATGCAACTATAAGCAGTGGTTTAGCTATTATGGCAAATAATAGGCATTTATACGCACCAAATGCAAAAGTTGAAAAACCAAAAATAAATATAAACATTTCTAAGTATAGTAATACTGGAAGTAATTCACAAATAATCAAATAATAAATATGGCATATTCTGGAATTAAAAGTTATTTTCCAAGTCAAACAGTAAGTGATGCTGAAAAATTAAGCTATGATTATGGTTTAAAAGTAGCTAAAGCTATTGAAACAGAATGGTTCAATAATGATAGAAATCTTAACAAATACAGATCTAATCAAAATAATTTTCATAATTTAAGACTATACGCTAGAGGCGAACAGTCTATACAAAAATATAAGGATGAGTTGTCTATAAATGGCGATTTGTCCTATTTAAATTTAGATTGGAAGCCTGTTCCAATTATATCTAAATTTGTAGACATTGTTGTTAATGGTATATCTGAAAGAACATATGATATAAAAGCATATTCACAAGATCCGTTTGGAGTAGAAAAACGAACTGAATATATGAAGTCAATTTTACAAGATATGGAAATGCGTTCTTTTGATGCGCAAGCTATGAGTGACTATGGTATAAATACCCGTGACACTGAAGAAGAATTACCAGATTCACCAGAAGAATTACAACTTCATATGCAGCTTAATTACAAACAAGCAGTAGAAATAGCAGAAGAACAAGCTTTAAACACACTGTTTGAAGGTAACAAGTATGAATTAATAAAGAAAAGATTTTATTATGATTTAACTGTTTGTGGTATAGGTGCTGTTAAAACATCATTCAATACTTCTGAAGGTGTTGTTATAGATTACGTTGATCCTGCTAACTTAGTTTATTCTTATACTGATTCTCCTTATTTTGAAGATATATACTATGTTGGTGAAGTAAAATCAATACCTGTAAACGAATTAGCAAAACAATTTCCTCACTTAACAGAAAGTGATCTTGAGGATATAATGAAAAACAAAAGTACTACCCAAAATAATTACAATACTAGATATTCTGTAAATAAAGAAGACAATAACACTATTCAAGTTTTATATTTTAATTATAAAACTTACATGAACGAGGTTTACAAAGTTAAAGAAACTGGAACTGGTGCAGATAAAATAATACCCAAAGACGATTCATTTAATCCACCAGAAGATAAAGAAGGTGGTTACTCTAGATTACTAAGATCTATAGAGTGCTTGTATGATGGCGCTATGATTTTAGGTACTAATAAATTACTTAAATGGGAAATGGCTAAAAACATGATGCGTCCTAAAAGTGATTTTACTAAAGTTAAAATGAATTACAATATTGTAGCTCCAAGAATTTATGATGGTAGAATTGATTCTTTAGTAAAACGTATAACTGGTTTTGCTGATATGATTCAGTTAACACATCTTAAGCTACAACAAGTAATGTCGCGTATGGTTCCAGATGGTGTTTATCTAGACGCTGACGGCTTGGCTGAAGTTGATTTAGGAAATGGTACTAATTATAATCCTCAAGAAGCATTAAATATGTTTTTCCAAACAGGTAGTGTTATAGGTAGATCATTTACTCAAGATGGTGATATGAATCCTGGTAAAGTACCTATTCAAGAAATAACAAGTGGTAGTGGTGGAAATAAAATACAGGCTCTTATAGGTAACTACAATTACTACTTACAAATGATAAGAGATGTAACCGGTCTTAATGAAGCTAGAGATGGTAGTACTCCTGATAAAAACGCTTTAGTTGGTATTCAAAAAATGGCTGCAGCAAATTCAAACACTGCTACTAGACACATACTGCAAGCAGGATTATACTTAACAGCAGAAACAGCAGAGTGTTTATCACTTAGAATATCTGACATTATAGAATACTCACCAACTAAAGATGCTTTTATACAAGCTATTGGAACACATAACGTAGCAACACTAGAAGAAATGGCAAATCTACATTTATATGATTTTGGTATATTTTTAGAATTAACACCGGATGATGAGGAAAAAGCTATGTTAGAAAATAATATTCAAATGGCTTTACAGCAAAAAAATATTGAGCTTGAAGATGCTATTGATTTAAGAATGATTAACAATGTGAAGCTAGCTAATCAATTACTTAAAATACGTAGAAAGAAAAAAGAAGAAAAAGATAGGCGTTTGCAAATGGAAAATATTCAAGCGCAAACACAGTCAAATACTCAGGCTGCTCAAGCCGCTGCTCAAGTAGAAATGCAAAAAGACCAAGCGTTAACACAAAGTAAGTTACAGTTAGAGCAAGCAAAATCTCAGTTAGAATCTCAAAAAATGCAAGAAGAAGTTCAAATGAAAAAAGAACTAATGGCACTAGAGTTTCAATACAACATGCAATTAAAAGGAATAGAGGTTGATGGCATGAAAGAAAGAGAAAAACAAAAGGAAGATCGTAAAGACGAAAGAACAAAGATACAAGCTACACAACAATCAGAAATGATTGAACAAAGAAATAGTGGTAAACCACCTAAAAACTTTGAGTCCGCAGGTAATGATATACTAGGCGGAGGATTTGATTTAGGTTCGTTTGACCCTAGTTAAAATTTATTAATTATTATTATATTATATTATGGAAGAAAAATTAGAAGAAGTAGTCGAAGAGACTACAACAAATAACCAACAAGATCCAGGTGATGAACATGTACCTAAGGTTGATGAAAGTAAATTTAAATCTGCTGGTGACGATAGTGTTACGAAAGTAGATTTAAGTAAACCTCCAATACCAGAAGAAAAAAATGAAGAACCAAAAGAAAACACAGAAGTTGAAGCAAGTTCAACTAACGATAGCGGAGTGGTTGCAAAGTCTGAAGATGCCGAGCCCACAGAAAAACAAAAAGAAGTACAACCGGAAGCAGAAGCACAAGAAGCTCCAGTATTAGAAGAAATTACTGAAGACTCTACTAAGGAAGAGGTTAATGAAGTAGAAGAACAAATAGAAGAAGCAGTAGCAGAAGCAGAAGCTACTGGTAAACCACTACCAGAAAATATTCAAAAGTTAATGGACTTTATGGAAGAAACTGGTGGAGATTTAAGTGATTACGTTAAGCTTAATCAAGATTATTCAAAACTAGATGATCAAAATCTATTATATGAATATTACAAGCAAACAAAACCTCATTTAAATAATGAAGAAATTAACTTCCTTATGGAAGATCAATTCTCTTTTGATGAAGAAGAAGACGATGAAAGAGATATACGAAGAAAAAAATTAGCGTTAAAAGAGCAAGTTGCCAACGCTAAAAGCCACCTAGACGGGCAAAAGTCTAAATACTATGAAGATAT